GTTGCCGACTTAGTCGAGTTAACGTCGATTACACCGCCCACTTTTGCGTAAGACGTAGAGGTTCCAGCGATAACCCCTAGCTGCGTTGCGGTTTGCTGAGTTGTGTTTGTTGTAGTGACAAATGTGTCGATCCGATTGCTTGCGCTCGTGAAGACAAAATAAGTATCGCCCTTTACGGTATCTGAACCCCCCAGAATGATTTTCTTGTCGCTTGCGACCTGAATATCATCTTCGACGTTAATCGCCCAACCAGTAACCGTAGCCCCACCTGCAAATGCTGGAAGCTGCTGGACTTTTAACCCATAAAGCCTATGCGTTCCGCCCGTATGAGTGAAACCACCGTCACCCATATTAACGCGAAACCCGTAATAAAGCCTTGTGCCCCGGGTGTTTGCGACTCCCGCCAGTGGCTGAGCCTGAACCCCTATCATCGTTACCGTGCCAGTTGGGTCTACTGTATGTGTAGATGTAAACAGACTCGATGCGCTGGGATTTGCCGACGTTCCAGAATGATTGGCTGTGAAATTCATCACACGCATTGCGGCTGTCCCGCCGGTATACGTTAGGTTCAGTAGCATACCTGTGCTAACCGACGAACTTGACAACGTGCCAGAAATCATTCTTACGTTAGACGGCGTGTCGGTGCCAAGACCCATTCTCGCGATTTGAATATTTGCCGGTGTTGAACCGTTGCCTATGTAAACGTAACCCGAGCCTGATACGGCAGGATTTATAATCAGGTTCGTGCTGTAGTGAATCGACGATTCGCTTGATGCCCCAAAAAACAAGGTATTCGCGTTTAGTTCAGTATTTCCCAGCAAGTCCACGATACCAGTGCCATCTGGATCTAGGTTTATGTTTCCGTTCGTATCCGTGCTTGAAATCGTGTTTCCATCAATACGAATGTTGTCGGCATCTAGCTGAGTTAGCCCTGACAAAGCCCCCGCATCTGAAAGCAGTGCAAGTGAGTCCTGACTGGCCGTTGTTCCATCGGCTCGGAGTAACCTGTTATCCGTCCATGTGCCTGTGATTGAAGGTGTGGACACCCACGAAAGCGTTCCTGATCCATCTGTGAATAACGCCTGATTGGCAGCGCCATCGTCTCCAGGAAGTGTAAGGGTGTAATCGCCAGTCAAAGACGCCGGAGCCCTGATCGCAGCATAGTTCGTTCCGTTGGCCGTTAGCTCACGAAACCTAACCTCTTTTTGATTGTCTAAAACAACATTTGCTTCGGCCTTAATAATTCCACCGGCCACTAAATTAATATCCGCTGCCGTGGCCTGAACGGCTACATCCCCTGTGGTAGCCGTGAATAAGAGTTGCGAATTTGCCGTTAGAATGAAAGATCCTGATGCCGATCCAAAAGTACAATCCTGATCGGCAACAATATTAACCTGGCCATTGAGCGCTAAAAAGTTGATGTTGCCCGTGATTCCGGTGGCAAAATCAATATCACCGTTAACCGTAGAAAAAAACATATCCACTGGGCAGCTAAACAAATTGCCTGTCGAACTCCAGTACATCCCAGCCGACCCAACCAGATCACCGCTACCGTTGATGGTGAAAGCGGTCTGATTTTTTAAAAGTTTTCCTGAAGTTGAATCAAAAATAGCAATGGCCGTATCCGTACTGGAAGCGGGGCCTCTGACATATTGAGTGTGCGGATCTCCAGTCGTTAGGTTTGCAAGAGAGTTGTGGTCAACGCCCGCAGGCAGCACTACGGCGGTTATACTGGGAACACCGTCGTTATAAGTAAAATCAATGCTAGAGGAGTCCGTTAAAATTGTTCCGACGGCATCTTGTGCATTTTCATCCGTATATTGAGTAATGGTGCTAGCGATAGTTACGGTGTCTGTGGCCGAATCTCCAGTTATAGAAATACCGGCTCCATTAGCTAGAGTAAGCGTATCAGTTGATGAGTCGGCTACTGGACTAGTGCCAGCAGGAGTGGAAATGGTCTCAAAAGAATTTGAAGCTCCTCCCGATGACCCGGCCTGGAAGTAATCTAGCTTTCCAGTAAACGGGTTAAACGCATAAGGCATCTTAAGAAGTCCTCGTCACTGTGCTCAAAGAAGCTTTTGTTGAATCAGTATAGACTATAGTTATAACTCTAACAGTAGTCCCACCTGAACCGCCCGTTTTAAATGTGTAAACTTCAGTCACGGCGTCTGGATAAGTGACAACAAGATAATCGTAAGAAACTTCCCCTAAAAATCCTGTCGCCTGAGCGTCACTCAATAAATAACCCGCTGCAGTGGTTCGCAGCTTCTTATAATCCATCGACCCGCTAGGGCCGATTGCAGGAGTAACGTCATTACTTGCCATAAAATTTTAAAAGTGGAGCAAGAGAAAACCCCCCGCCCCACTAAAAGCTAGCGAATTATCCTTGCCAGAACTGTAAATAGACGTTGAATTTACCAGCCGTAACAGCGCCAGTAGCAATCGACGTAGTAAGCGTTCTATCAGCAGTCATTTTAACCGCCGTAGCAGCCGTTCCCACTGGAACAAGTGCCACTAAGCCAGTGATAGAAGCAGCAGCCGTAGCAGCTTTCAAATCAGTCGTTGTGTTAAGACCAATTGAAAACGTACCAGAAGCACTCGTTGCTCCCTGAGTAATCGTGTCAATAACCCCAGACCAAACTACTGAGTTATTGGGAACGACTACGTTTCCTGTCGTACCAAACTCATTGTTAACGTCATCAAGATTAATTGTAGACACCGCCCCGCCTTGAACAGCGAAGTCATATAGACCTTTCACGGCGTTCAGTTGATTACTAAGTAAATTACCAAGAATAACATCCCTACTCTTAGCGTTGATCCTATTAATTACATACCTTTGTGCAGCAGTTAACATCCTTTACTCCTTTCAAGAGTTCGCCGTAATGAAGACGGCCATATAAGTATGGGGGGAGCAAAGTTAACTCCCCCCACACCCGTTTAATTAATTACAGAGTCGGTACAGAGTACATAATACCCTGGTAGCTCGGGCGAGAGCAGACTAGTTCGCCATACAAGCAAATATCGACAAGGTACGAATACCCGGTCGTTGCTCGTTGCTCGAAATAAGTCTTGCCGTCTGGAGCTACGCGCTTACGGAAGAAGCCGTTGCTATGGAACTTAATTCCACGCATATCCAAGAAGAAGATAACATCGTTATCACACTCTTGAATGCCGACAACTTTAAGCATCCCCTTAACTCCGCCGATCATGATCTCAGTCCAACCGTAGACAGAAACCTTTTCAGATCCCTGTACAACGTTGAACTGGCCTTTGTTGACTTCAAGAACCTTGAGGACTGCACCAAGGTTAGCGAAGCTCATGACCACCGTGTTTGGGTTACCTTTACCAAGCGTCCGAATCGTCGTGTAAGCATCGAAGATTTTATCTAGGATGTTTGCAGCCGATACAGCAGAACCATCAACGTTGATGGCTTGCAGATACGGATACGTGGTTTTGGTTTGTCCGAACAAAGTAGAAGAACCGCCGTTAGCACTTGAAAGAAGTTGATCTCTCAAAGCGGTAAACGAGTTCGACTGGGCTCCAGCATGATAGACTTTTGCGTTTTGCGCAGTCGTCATAGCGTTAGCCGAGAAGTCCACCACAGTTGAACCACCGCGAGTCGTGACAACGTTCACGACTTTGGTGTTCATATTAACCGACTTCACATAAGCCGCAGTGATTGGCGATGAGTTATCATCGTCAATAACCACGTTTTGGCCAATCTGAAAACGCTCCGGGTGATCGACGGTCATGTTACCGTCGTTAGACGAAGAATCAGCAGTCAGCTTAGCGAAATATGCGCCGTTAAGCATGTTGATGGAGCAGGCTTGCTTCATCCAGTCCATGAAATCATCGACCGTGTCTGGCAGAAGCTTGAGAAAGGTCTTCTCAGGAATCTTGCCATCGTGCTCGATGAGGTCACGGTGGTTGAAGAGCATCGTCCCCCAAACTTCTTTTGGGCTGCTGACTTCACCACGAACGAATGCATCTTCTGCTACGTCGTTAGAAGCAACAAGCGATCCGAAAGAAATCGAGCTTGCTCCGGCCGCTTTGAATGGAACGATAAGCGGTCCACCCTTCCAGCCATTGTCTTTTTCTACGTTTGTAAGTAACCAGTCGCGCTTAATGTATTCTTCCTTAAGAAGATCATAAGTAAGGTAATCATTAAGCATCGTCTGGAATGTTTGTGTAGTTGCCATTTGACAACTCCTTTCCAGTTATTGTTTTTAGTTATGACTCACTCATTGCATTGAATTAGCTAATGCCCTGAGTTCATCGACGCTTTTAACCATTTTTCTTGCAGGCGAACTGCTTTTCCCCGCAACGTTAGGAATAACCGGCGGCGCTTGACGAGCTTGCTGGCCCGCTTGAACCTGTCCAGTAGCATCCCCGTTTACCTGGGGTGCAATCCCATTTGCTTGTCCTGTTTGGATAAACTTGCTTGCCATGTCAGCAACCGCCGACAATGCCTCCATTACAGGGATGTCTTTTCCCTGGGAGTACCAAGCGAGCTTACCTTGGTTGATCACCTGTTCTTTAAATGCTCCCGGCTTACCTAGCCTTGCATCATAAGAATCGGCAATTGCTTTAATGTTTGGCTGCATCAAAGCGGTATCTAACTCAATCGTTCTCGATTGAACTAAAGCTTGTTGATATTGATTCTGAAGCTGAGAGTTCTGCATCTCATACATCTGAGCTTGCTGCTCAGCTTGCTTCTTTGCCTCAATCATTTGCCGTTGCTCTGGAGGCAACTGGTTATAATTGAGTTTATCTAAAACCCATTGGAAAACTTTCCTGGGATTAAGCTCAATAGCCGAGAAAAAATTATCAAGGTCTCCCTTTTTAATCATCTCCCCCAAACCAGATATGGTCTGCTGCACTTGAGTGTACTCATCCTTAAGGGCGTTGTACTCCTCGCGCACTTTATGAAAGCGAGGCTTTACTGTATCTAGGCCATCAGCCTTCTCATAAAGCTCTCGAATCATTTTTTCAGTGTCAGCGTCCTTAATGATCCCGTGAAACGCCTTATGAAATTCTTTTTCTTGGTCGTAAACTTTGTATTTATAGTTGGGTGTCCAAGCGGGCGGGGAAGCTTGGGTAAGTGTAGCTCCCTCCGCCGCCTGAGAGGATACTGGGCTTGAGGTCGAAGCGGCGTTAGCAGAGGAGACTGTTTTAGCCGCACCTTCCCCCGTATTCGTATCGGCGGTGGTACTTACTTCATTAGTTGTTTCTACTTCACTCATTGTAACATTCCTTCAGGGTTTGGCTGCCCCACTACTCCAGAAAGCGGCCCCATTCCTAATTGCGCTTGCCGGTCTTGGTTTGATTGTGCAGATATTGCTTGAGTCATTTCAGCTATGGCCCCTTGACTCATCTGCTCAAGCGCCTGCTGCCCCATTCCTTGAGCATCAAGCTTTCTCATGAGCCACGCTAAACTTTCATAAGGTATCCGGGCACGCTTTGTTTTACCCGCGTCCACTTTGTCGGTGACGTAAAAATCACACGCAACCAAATAACCGCCCGTAGGAATAAACTCACTCTGCGCCTGCTTGATTGCTTCAAGCTCTTGCACTTCAACCTGCTCATGCTGCTGAATCAGCGTGTAGTAGGCCTGCTGAATTTGCGGCGCTAAAAATTTAAAATCAGCCTGAAGCGTCCGGTCAGTCAGGCGCCTAATAATATACTTATGATCTTGATACTTAACCGGCTCAGAATATTCTCCCCTGTCTAGGCCAAGGATAATATTTGTGGCCATGTCATAATTCATGGTGAGATCTTTGAAAGACTCATCAAGATTGGCAAACGGCATATTCCTAACAAGCTTGCCGATATCTTCTTTTTCTAAATTTGAGCCCACATACTGCATGACTTGGTTAAGCACTAGCTGCTTACCCATTTTAGTCTCAACATCTTCTCCCTGGGCTTCGACAACAATCTGATATTGCATGGGCTCAGTGTTTCTGAACTCAGACATGTTGACGATTTCAGACCTACCAATAGCAGGAATAATCATCTCGTCTGGTAATGAGCCCTTAGCTAAAGCAAGAACGCCTTCGCAGTTTTCTTTTAAGAAGTCTTCAAACTTCTCCGCATATAAAATGAATTTCTTTTTATTTCTCATGGACGAGAAAAGCATGGCGTAAGCGTCCATTTGCTGGGGCTTTTCCTCCATGTCTTCTGCAAGATTTGCCACGCGGTACATTTCTTCAATCTGAGAAGTCATGTACCCAAGATATTGATCACCCGTTCTACCCGTTAGGATAGTGGGAGGGGCTCCCGCGTACTCAATTCCACGGACGCCCGGTAACACCTTACCCTGCGATATCTTAGATCCCATTGAGTAAAGAATCTTATCGTCCCCAATTGTAATCTGATGCTCTGCGATCTTACTTCCCGCACGATTGATCTCTGCTTGGTAAGGCCGCAACTGTTTAATGAGGCTTCGACCTCGTGGAGTAGTAGGAATTTCATCAAAACCAGCAAATTTAATAGGAAACACCCCAAAAGGAAGCTCTCCTTCAAACAAAATGCCCTGTTTTGTAGTGATATAGTAGTAGCCGTTAGGGTACTCGTGACAGGGCGGGTAGTAGTATTCAACCATCAAAAATTGGTTATGCGCCTGCGAATAACCCCCACTTGTAGCCTCAAAAACCATGAACGTCTCGTCCATCGACTTCTCAATGAACTTTCTTCGCTCATCATCTTCAGAAAACATGGATAGACCCTTCTCAACGTCCACCATTTTTCTAATAATCTTGCAGTGAGGCTCGTGCATGCTCTTAGCATCAGGGTGCCTAAGCAAGTTAAACCCAAAAATCCTCTCGCACACGACATCACCCGTGAAAATTGCCCGAGAAGACTTAGTGTATTGACCGCTTTCATCTAAAATAGGCTGCCCAAACTCATCTACTTCAGCCTCATACCCTCGAAACAGCCCAGCACTTGGATCAAAAAAGATCTTTGAGCAAACCTCGCCGATATCAAAAAAGTCTTGAGCAAACTCTCTAACTCTTTGCTTGTACTTATTTCTGATCTTCCAGTCCTGCCAAACAGCAAGATTTAGTTCGGCTGCTTTTTGGTCCTGTAGTTCGCTTCCTGTTTTCGGCGAAATGGTTACGCCTGGAGCGTAGGTCAGAATGTTATTAATATAAATTTTTGAGATCTTCTGCGTGTGGTTCTTAGTGAGCCTAAGCTTTTGCTCGTTTGAAAGATCTTTAGCGTCTCTAATACGGTTCCACCAACGAGAGTTTTTCTTAGTATAGTGGTCGCCGCTTACTAAAAGAATATTTGAGCGCTGTTCAGAAAAAAGATCTCGATCCAAATCCTCAGCTTCACGATATAGCTCGTTAAGCTCGTTGATCTTCTCTTTCTTCTGCTGCATCCTCTATGTCTCCCGCTGCTACCAAGGCCTCATACTGGCTTGGATCTTCTATAAGCATTTGGTCTAGCTGTTCTTGCTTAGTAGCGTAGGCTGCGTCTTCAAATGCTTGCGTATTAGCAACGGGCTTTGCTTTGCCTGTCGAAAGTTGTTCCACATGGAACAAGTTAGAATCAGAAACTTGTGGCGTTTCCTCAGAAGCCTGAACTTGATAATGAATCTCAAGCCCAAGGTATTTCAAGACCTTCACTTTAGCTTCTGCGCCTGTTTTTAGAATACTACAGATTTCATCGGCTTTTAAAACCGTTTTCTTTACTCTCCTACCTTTTGCCTCCTCAATATCCTTCATAATGCTCATTCCACTCCTCAAACTCATCCGTAAGACCTTGCTCCCCCTCTAACACAAAGCGTCGCCTTTTATCTTTTTCGGTCTCAGCTTGTGGCTCTTGTACATCGGTCAAAAAGTCAGCCCCAATATCAGAGAAGTCCCACGGCGGCTCCATAGCGACATAGCGTAAGCAATCGGCCAAATCATCTTCCGCATGTTGCTTATGTGTCGTTTGCCTGAGATTCGTTAGCTCACTTCCTAGCTTTCTAATCTCATCCGTGTCGTAAAGCATCAGCATATTGTTCTTAAACAAAGTGTTTAAGATATCCTCCCCCGTCTGATGCTTTTTATTAGCAGCAGTAAGCGACAAACCAACTCTTGAACCAATCTCTGCTAAATCCTTGCAAGCAGGATCATAAACAGTCTTAACCAAGTTCTGCATCCCTTGGCGCATCTCCATATATTTCTTAATGACATCCCCCGCAGTCGTGTTGTCACGCGACCCGCGCCACGCGAGAAATACTCTGCCCGCCTTAAGATTGGGATGCACCGCTAAAAACAGTATCGCTGCTTTATGGCCCGACACGCCGCCTGAGCCGTAATCAATAGCAGCATACTTTACCCACGAGTCGGGGATAGTGTGGTACGGCTTAAAATGTTTAGACGGATCGAACGTCGGATACTTTAGCCCCTCGTCCGTTACAAATCGCCCGTAGATTCTCCTAAGCACTTCGTTTCTGTTTTTGCACTTAGCCTCTTGCTCTCTTATTCTCTCAACGGACCACACGCCGGGCGAGCCATCCTCAAACTCCGTGCAGTCATACATGCTGACTTGTTTCTTCCAAGCAGTGGTGAACTTCTCCTTCTCACCTTTTTCCTCCATAGCGTCCCACCACAAGCGCTGCCCGAGTGTTGCTGTAAACACCATGTGAAAGTACCCACCCGTTGCGGCTAAGCGAAACATGATCTCATCAAAAATATTCTCAGGCATTTCCTCGTCAGCAAATGTCGCAAAAATTGTAGACCCCTGAAGATACTTTTTATCTTGAGCGTAACTCTTGAAGTAGACATGCACGCCCGAGTAAAAGTGAATCGCGTAAATGTCCCCCTTGTCGCGCTCGATCTCATAGCCATACGGATGCTTTTTCGCCTGAAGCCCCCTTGGCATCTGCTCCACCCATTTGTTCTCAAACTCCGTGGTAGCCATATCCTTTGACGGATACATGTACCAAAACTGCTTAGGCTTACTTGTCCAGAGCTCAGGCCAGAGCTTAGTGTTCGTCGCCCACTCGATACACTTTCTTATGTTGATTGAACTCTTACCTATTTGATTGGCGCTACAGAGCAGGTTCATGTGGTTCCTACTCTCAAAGTACTCTCGCTGCCACTTGTAAAACTTTTGCCCGTATATGTGAGGAAGCTCGTCTAGCAACGCCTGCTTTTTCTCAAGCAAAGCTAGCTCATACTTCTTAAGCGCTAACTCCTCCACGCTCAGTTGCCCGTCTTCCTAACAGGCACCACCTCAATGTCTTTCTTCCCACTCGCAGCTACCCGACCCTCAACCGAAAGTCTCTCCTGCTCTCGCAAAGCAGCCGATTGCCTCTCCTTAAGCTTCTTTATCTTCCTATCAATCTCCTCAACCGTAAGCGCTTGCATGTCGCCTTCAACCTTGCTTACGTCCGAATTTAAATTGAAATTTAACTGCTTAACCTCATGCCTTTGCGTGATACCACCTCTTACCCGCAAATCTAGGAACGCCGTCGCGCGAATCACACTCTCAATAACCTTAGCGTTCGGCCTGCCCTTCGCATCGAGAAGCGGTAACTCCAAAATCTCTCTCAATCTCCCCAATCCAAAATTGAGCGCCTCCGTCGTTAGCGCCACATAGTCGAGAGGCGGCTTAAGCATATAGGCCACAAAGTAAGGCTGCTTTAGATAAACCAAAAATGTGTCAAACCCGCAAAAGCGCCTAACAATATTCTTAAGCATCATCTTCCTGAGTTCTGCTTGAGCATTGTCATACTCTTGCCAAAAGTTCATCCGCAGTACTGAGTGAACCGGAGCCTTACCTGCCTGAACGTAAAGCTGGCCTTCCAGCATATTTACATAATGCCTGGGCACCCTAAGCATGGCTTCCTTAACTGATGGCGGGACTATCGAAATCAAAGAGCGAGGATTGCTCTCATCAAAAAGGTTTAATGCAAAATCAACTTCATGGTCCGGTATCTCAAGAGCCTGGCTTTGACTCTCCGTTTTATTACTCACCTTCATAGAGTTAGCAGGTCTTAAACATTGAGCAACCCAAATTATGATGGCGGTAGTAAGCAGTGAGAAGGGTTTTGGGCGGGGTGTAAAGTGGGGCGGGAAAGTACTAGGAGCGGTGGATTGGGGTGCGGGATGCGGACATTACCGGTACTTTGACCGTGACCCCCCTACCCCCGGTCAACTGAATTAATAAAACAACGAAACAAAAAAACCTTGGCAAAATCGCTATAAAGGATCGCGGATCGCGTTACACGGATTGTGTTTAATGTGTGATGAGGTGGTGATTCAACGGTGATTGTGTATGGAATTCTTTGAGTCTGGGGACCTTTTGGCGCGGTGCGTGGAGTAAATAACGCGCGCCATTAAATGTCATCTTAAATTAAATAATGTCACTAGTGTCTAACTATTAAACAGTCACTATTGAATAAAGCAATATAGCGGAGATGAGGGCGGCATGACGGATGCATTAGATAAGTGTGAGAGGTAACAAAAATGAAACCCCTATTTTTAGGCCTTATTTTGCTAGTTTCGGGTTTGTCTTATGCAAGTGATGATGACTTTGAGATCACCCATGCCGTCGTTAATTACGACAACACGCCAAGCGATAAGCTCGACTTTGAGAGCGGCATGACCTTGATCATCTATGAGATCGACGGCGAAAAAAATTTGCTTAATTAGTTTAATAATGATACTATTATCTTAAGTAAATAGATCGGAGTAAATCATGAGTGAACTAGCTGAAATGATCTTAGATCAAGCAGACCAATTGCTTCAGCATATGGCCAAAGATTCAAGCCTAAACGCCCTGACCTTGTGGCTGAACGGCAAAGATTTTGAGCCCGAAATTGAGGCCATGATTTTGAAACAGGCGCTGTTTAAGAGTTTTAATAAGGAGTAACTAAACATGAGGTATTTAATTTTAATCACCCTATTATTTTCACAAATAAACATTGCCTCAGCCGACGCATCCTGCGTCCTGCGGTGCGTCCAAGCGGGTTATGACATGTCGTCCTGTAACTCGTACTGCGGCATGTCAGTCAATCGGGCACCCGTTGTCACGCTGCAACCAACCTACCCAAACCAGCAACAGCCCGTGACGGTGCCTAGCTATAACCAGTTCCCTACCTTGCCTAGACAAGGCTGTACCCTAGGTTATGACCCGCAGCTAGGTATGGTCTGCAGGTAACTCGCCGCCCAAAAAACGCGTTTAAACCGATTTTAAGCCCCGAAAGGACAAAACCCATGCCTAACCCTAAGCAAAGCCCCAAAATCGCCCTAAACAAAAACCTGGCCTTAAATTTAGACCTATCTCGGCTATACGTCGTCTCAGTCTCAGACGGCTCCCACACTTTCGGCCTAAAGTTCCCAAGACCAGTCTATGCAGCCCGAGCCGCGCTGAAACACCACCACCCAATTAGCGCGGCTCACGCAATGGCATTGATTCAGGCCACGCCATACGCAACGCACCAAACTTTCCTGCGCCGGACACTCCTCAACGCAGCTAGTTTAGTCGTCGCTTTGCTTTTCTTTGGAACCTTGCTCACCGCAATAAACTTACTCACGGGTCCGACACACCGCCCAACGCCTAAGCAGGAAACCACCACCAAAAGCGTGAAAGCCTGACTGTTCCACATTTTTTTGTTACAGCTGTTTTGTTGTTACAGCGACTTTCAAAATTGGTTTCTATATATGTGTTTGAGAATATAACACTATGCATAATCCTATATATATATATACTTCCATATATTAAATTAAAAAGAGATGTAACAGATGTAACAGCTGATACAATTCGGATATTAAAAGACTTTTTTTGTTACAGCTCTGTTACAGCTGAACACATTTCGGTGTAACTTTACACCGCACCGCGACTAAAATTCTGCTTTTTTGCGACACGACGCGTTCAAATATCCTCTGTGAAGCACCCCATCAAGCCTGAAAGTCGTTGCTGTTACAGCTGACTGTTTCAGCGCCCGTTTTAGCCTTTTTGAAAATTCGTCCTTAGAATAGGTCGAACTCCCGACCGTTTTAGCCCACTTTAGATACTCCACATAGAGCTTGCCAGTGACTATTGCATGGGTACCACTTCGCTCCACGACCCACGGCACATGCTCTGCTTGACCATTGAATTTGCTTTTATCGAACTCCACGAACTCCTCCACGAACTCGTGTACGTGGTCTAGGCCTTCTTTATATTCAGCAATAGCCTCTCTCACCGCTTCAGGTAGTTGGAAGTGGCCCCGCTTTTTGAGGTCAAGGTAACTGCGACGCAGCCTATTAAAGATACCTGCTCTTTCGCCGAGCAGCCTTTCCATGAGGTGTCGGTCTAGGTTTCCTGCTTCCACGCTGAAAGTGGCTTCAAAGGGCACGACGATTAGGCGTCTAAAGAAGCCGTCAGAGTTATCTGCGTTATGCGGGAGTTGGTTGCAGGCAAGGAGGAATTTCGCTTTATTCTTTACAATGTAAGGATTTTCGAACTTTCTTTCTACTAATAAATCTCCGCCCGATGACAACCGCTTGAGCACGTCGAAGAATTTGCTATCGACTCGTTTAGGCATTTCTTCAGAGATGGCAAAAAGGGCGTGCTCTAGGCTCGCAAGTGCAAATTGGTTTTTGATAGAGTCGGGGTCAAGTTCGGTCCACGAGCCTTTGCCTGCTAGCATTTTGAGGATTTGTAAAAGGGTACTTTTGCCGTTTGCTCCTTCGCCAACTAGGATCATTGCTTTATGCGCCCAGCATTCGTCGTTACTTAAGGCGTATCCCATGAATTCGAGCAGCAGCGCCTCGCGGTCCTTGTCACCGCTTGTGACGTCTTTCATAAATTGATCGAATCTGGGGCACGTGGCGTCTGGGTCGTAGTGGTAGCCTAGGTTTGCAGTGAAGCCCCATTTTTCAGGGTCGTGGGGGTGTAAAACACCCTCTGCTAGATCAAGTACACCGTTAAGAAAGTTAAGACGCCCATCGGTGCCTTGGCTAAAGAAGTCAGATGGCACGGGGCATTCAATTTGGGCGTATTTTTTGAAATCGGCCACTGTTTTAGTGGTGGGTTTAGGGTTGAAGTGGTCATAGGCAAACGTTTCGAGGTCCACTGAATCGGTGCGCTCGTAGAAATTTTCGGTGTTGTTATAGATAAACAGCCTGCCGTCTTTAGTGATTTTGTGGGTATGGGTTTGGCGAAAGAACTTTAGGAGATCTTCGTGCTGGGGGAGGTATCTCGTGCCGCCGCCTCTTAAGCGTTCGATGATGTAGAAGCCGTTATCTTTGCTAGGGATGAAGTCTGGGTCGTTGCGACGGTCGGTCATGAGTTGTTCTTTCGCGGTTTGAAGGTTTGAGATTCTTGCTAGGTCGTTAAAGTCTGAAAAGTCTTTACTGGCGCGGGTTTTGGGGGATGCTTCGGCTGTCCCCAAGGCGGGTGTCGGATAGCTGAGAGGACAAGAGAGAGCCTTACTTGCTTCAAGCCCCGCTGATAGCCCGGGGTTGTAGCCAATCTCAAGAGCAGTTGCTTCGTCATTGTCGGCAGCTACCCTAGGAGAAGTAAGCTTTCCTGCTAGTAAGCGCGCCACCTCTGAAAGGTTTGAGGCTGATAATGTCACGATGACTGCGGCCCCCGACGCTTGGTGAATAGTGACAGCAGTTGCGTAGCCTTCAGTTAAGAAAACATCACCACTATAGATGTCTCCTATGCTAAAGAAAACGCCCCTCACGCGGCTCCCGGGCCAAAAAGCTTTTGAGCCGTCTGGATAAATTTTCTGAATACTCCAGAGGGTGCCCTTGTCGTCGTAAAGCGGCACCACTAGAACGTCTAAGCATTCAGGGTCAACGCGAACAGAGCCTAATGGTTTGATGCCTTTGCGCTCACAATAGATAGGCGTTTGCTTAGGGCTAGGTGGTAGGCAAGTTTCCCAGTAGGCTTGGCATTCGAGTGCTGCTTGCGCCTGGGCCTCTTGCATGAGCTTTTTAGCTTTCTTGCTTTGAGCTTCAGACAATTTGTCCAGTTCTGACAAAAGATCGGGGTCAGTGATGGAGTGGGATTTAAAGTTGTGGGGGGTGCCTGTTTTGAAGTCATAGACAAAAAGGCTGATTGCTTCAGTACTTCCTATATAAAAGCGCTCTGCTAGATAACTAAGGTGAGAGTGCTCTGGTACTCGGTGCCTCTCGCCGTCAAGTTCTGGGTCGAAGATGGGGAGGCCTTTTTCGGCTAAGAAAGAGCGGACGTTTTCCAACATTGTTGTTTTCCTTTAACTATATTTTTAGTGATGCCACAGACAAGTGAAGGAGAACTCCCGCAGCCACAAGCGCTAAGCCTAGGTTGCTTTATGAAACAGAGTCAAGTAGGGTCGAGTCATTCAAGCGCGTTTTCCCGCTTGAAATGCGTATTTCTTCAGTGTTCGGAACACTGTTAAGAAAACTAAGAATGGAAGAAAAGCGCCCCGTGAGCCTAGAGTTCTGGGGCGTTTTTCTTTTGGTGTTTTACTTATGCATTTGTTATGCGTGGCTACGAGTCATAAAGACTGTGGTGGGAGTTTTCAGATGGCAACGACAATTAAGAGAGCGTTATCAGCTCTAGAAGGAATGAAGGCGGCTTAAGCCCATGTTTTTTCGCAAGATACGGACATTAGACACTCTTTTAAAAGATTACTTGCCGGACAGTCTTTTTGAAAGCATAGGCTACAAAAACTTTTGCATCGACAAGGTTGCTGATGGTCAGGGAAATTTAAATATAACCCTTAAATATGCCACAACCTGGCACTACGATATTACAAAAGAACCTCACACAGAGCAGCATTTCTTAAAGTGTGTTTCCGAATTGCTCCAGCCACTTGAGGATCATTTTCGAGAATGTGTTCGACAAGCGGTAGAGAAGTCAGGAGTTAAGAAGCAGTTGGTTGAGGCTCAAGCAGAGATTGCGCTACTTAAATCTAAAAATGATCTTTTGACCGGAACGCTTCAAGGGCTTCGCGAGGGGCTTGAGATTTTTAAGGGAAAGCACCTATGAATGAGCGAATCGCGGAGCTTTGGCACACGTTTATAAAAGAATGGCCCGAGGCTAGAAGTTTTGAGTCGTTTGAAGCGGGCTATAGGCTAGGGGCGGATGACAATTCTGTTATTGAAATAGAGCATCCGATCGAAGTAGCCGAGATCGAGGGCAACACGATTAGTTTTAGGCTTAAGGCAAAAAAATAATTATGCGCAGAGATGAGTTGGTAAATGCCATCGGAAATCACGTGGTTTCTTGCTTTGAAAAGTGGACTGAAAATAGGGTGGGGCAGCGTATTGTAATTCCGAACAAAATCCCGCGGCCAAGAAATTTAGAGTTTAGATTTCCATCATTGGGAGATTGGCAGATTCGCGTAACAGTTGAGGCCCCAACCTTAGTTTTGTATGAGGGCCCACTAAAGCCGCCTAAATATCTTAATCTAAAAGAAGCTTTAGAGATGATTGAAAGGCTGGAGAAATGAGCAAAGCAGACGAACCAGTGGTTCCGATAGATAGTCTCATTCGAGACGCTCTTCGTGAAAAGCACTTGGAAGATGCACGCGCCTTAAGCGGCCTCACCAAACACGAGTACTTCGCGGCGATGGCGATGCAATCACTTTTAGGTCCTGGTGTTTTGTCACAAGCATCTAGACCAACTGGGCAATACGTTGCTCATGAGTCGCTAAAATATGCTGGCGCCCTCCTCGCTGAGCTGGAGAAGCAGAAATGAACCCCGGCCGCGAACTAGACGCTCTTGTTGCTGAGAAGGTGATGGGCGCAAAAATAACCTTCGGCATCGACTACAGTCGTCAAAACATAAAGCTGTTTGATGGCTGTGGAAAACCCCCAACATATTCAACGACAATTCATGCGGCATGGAAGGTGGTTGAGAAGCTTCGTCATAGGAACTTTAGCTTTACGTCTCACAATGATGTCGGCATGTCCGGGTCTGCCTCAACCCCAGGGAAAGGATGGATGGCAGTATTTCATATTGAGGGCGGTCCAATGGACTACACATATGCAGATACCGCACCTCTAGCTATATGCAAGGCTGCCTTGAAGGCAGTAGGAGCGATTGAGTGAAGACCGAAGTAGAGACCGCACTACATAATTTGATGGCCGCAGTTTTAGGTGATGTTTCGCCCAGCCTTCGGGAAAAGCTTTTAGAGTTCCATAAAAGCGGAGTTAATTTGGGCCGCTCCCTAGAACGTGAGCGGATCTTGGAGATGCTCCGAGAGGAAGATGTCGGCACCACGGGAATGACCGCCGAAATAAAACCCATGAACAGAATCGCCGACTGGCTCGAATCCCGGCTCGGCAAGGAGACTGAATGAAGATGTATTTTGTTTGCGAAGAACAAGGACCAGAGTGGTTCTACTGCTACGGAGTTTTAGAAAACGGCTTCGGCTTTGCACAGCACGTGTGTTCATCGCCAAATTTTGCCCCGGGCGATTTATATTTTACTCGATCACATAGAATTAACGCCCTTAGGGAACTTTTTGGTATCGAACCGAAAACTGTCGAGAGCGAGACAATAGTTGTCAGATCAAAGGACGATATTCCTGTCTGGTGGGAATCATTGGCGAAGCTTCAGGAGGGATTGAAGCCGCAATATGAACGCTACAAAGATTTAGTTGGTGACCAGAAACCAAAGATCGAACTTGAGTTCTCAGACGGAAGCAAGGTAGATGCGGCTCTATGACCAACCTTGAGAAGCTTTGCAAAGAGGTTATTGAGAAGGGTGAGGCCGCCACCGAGCGACCATGGCATAGATCCTGGTTATATGATGTTTATCCTGCGGCCCGAGACAAATTAGAGCAATCAGACAATGCTCAATACATCGTCGCTGCCGTAAACAACGCGGACAAGTTAGCCCAGGCGTGCTTGATTATGCGGGAGGCGCTTGAGTTTTTTCATAGGGACCAATGGCAGCCAGGATTTGCCTATTCGGAACAAACGCTCAAAAAGGTCGAGGAGCTTTTCCAAAATGAATGAACTAGAAGCGTGGATTAAAGAGGTTGGGGAGCGTATTTATCAAGCCAAATATGGGCATATACGGCCTTATCCCGGAAACGTTGATTATACAGATCCCCCTGTTAAAAGCGAAGATACGTACAGCCAAGTTTCGATGACGAAAAATCAAATAGATTTTTGGAATTCGGTTAAGACCGATCTTCCCAAGGCGCTGAAGATCATTGAGAGGATGAGTAAAGCGCTCGTAGACCGCAGGCACGCCATGATTCATGACGGGTGGTGCGAGTCGAGGGAAGATCGATGTGAATGTTATTATGGCGAGTCGCTAAAGGCCCTCGAAGACTGCGCCCGGATCGCGAAGGGTGAGGAAGTAAAATGATAAAATGGCGCAATCCAAAAAAAGAACTGCCTAAAGACAACCAAGAGGTTTTCGTTATGGTTGAGCCACATAAGAACCGGCTGACGAGTGTTCAAATTGTGGCGGGTTGGGCAAGCACCGCAGAGGATTATTGCTATGTTGACAATTCAGATGAACTTGGAATGGGGAGCGTTTGCTATTGGCTTAAAGAAAAGGAAAAAGATAACGGCGGATTTGAAGAAAGAGCGATAGCCTGGGTTCCGTTGAATGAAATACCCTACCCGGAGTTTTATAAATGAGACTTATCAAATGGCTTCTTAGCTTTTTTAAATCAGATGAGTGTAAAGACCACCACTATCACTTTGATCTTAACGGCGGCTTTTGCACTTATTGCGGAAAGGCTTACGAGTAGCGTGGGCCAAAAGATCCTGTATGTAGTAGTTGGGTTTGTCGCATACTGCGTCATACTCGGAGTTGTTTTGAAGTGGCGGCATATGGATTTAGAGCATGCTTACCGTATGGAAATGCTAAGAACCGCTACGGTAAAAGTTGAAGCCACACCCGCTTCTGAGCTAGTCTTTACTAAGCGTAACCATAGCGGTGCGCGGTAGCTCAGTTGGTAGAGCGTCCCGCTGTTAACGGGTTGGTCGCTTGTTCGAATCAAGCCCGCGCAGCCATTCTTTCTTGCCATCCTTTAAGAACCTGCCTAATCTAAAATCATGGCTCAAGAAAACGTAAAGGTAATCACCGTAACTCCGACTATCGACACCTCAGCATATGCCTCTGGCGACAGATGCGGATCAATCATGACCTTGTCAGACGTTGTCGATAGCGCAGGCGAGGGTGTGATTCTTGAGAGCATTTTCATTCACTCTAAAACAGTGCTCACGTCGCCTGCTTTTTATGTGATGTTTTTTGATGATCTTCCAACGGTAGCTTCTGCTGACAACGCAGCCATTGACGTATCGGACGCTGAGTGTGCTTCTAAACTTATTGGCTGGGTAGCAGTCGGTACCTCTAAGAACCTAGCAAGCGGAACGATTTTAGAAAACGTAAACGTTCAAAGGGCGCTTGACCTCAAGGCAGGCAGCAAGACTTTGTACGCTTTGCTAGTAATTGAATTTGCCCCAACGTTTGGCGGCACTACTGATCTTACGATTCGGTTCAAATTCCGAAGGCTTTTCTAATGCCGTATAAATCAGACGCCCAGCGCAAGAAGTTCCACGCCCTACTTGCTGAGGGTAAGATCGCTCCTGAGGTTGTGGCTGAGTACGATAAGGCGTCTAAAGGTAAGAAGCTTCCTGAGCGTATCGGGCCTAAGAAAAAGAAGATTAAATCTACTCAAGATCTCAGGGACTTAGCTAAGCAAAAAGGCTATTGATTCTTTTATCCCATAGTGTCATAATTAAAAAGTGAAACTCACTAAAACCGACGACGAGCATCTAAAGCAGATATACGCCCGAACCCAGAAAATAGGCGAATGCTTGGCCTGGACTGGGACGCTTAGGCGCGGAAGACCTAGTTACGTTCATAGGTATTGTGAAGTTGTGCCTAAGGAAACAGAAGACTCTGCGGTTAAAAAAGAGCCCTATCCTTTATACATTCACCCAGGGCGGTTGCTTTGGACCATTTTAAAAAAAGAAGTCTTAGACGATTACTGTCACTTAATCCCTAAATGTCAGACGCCTTTTTGTATTAACCCTGACCATATGTCTAAAACACACGGAAGATCAACTGGGCTTGGGAGACGAAAGCCTTGGGAAAGGCTAACCGATAAACAGGTTGAAGCCATACGGTTTATGTATGAGCATAAGCGTGCGACCCAAGAGGAATTGTCTGTGGTTTTTAAGGTGAGCCGGGCCGCCATTTGTTTAATATGCAGCGGTAAAACTTTTAAAAACGATGAGTATAATTCGGACATTTAGGGAAGAAATAATTGAAAACATTAACCAGTCCCCTGAGTTTGCTCGGGCGTTTTTAGATCAAATTAAAAAAGAATTTGCCATAAGCCTCAAGTCTGGCATGACGGGCAAAGATATAGATCTTGATAAATTAACCCCTAGCCAGCTACAAGAAGTAGCGCTACTTTTCATAGATAAACATCCGCAAAGGGGATTGGACATTGGTCGGCTTGAGACTACAGGATCTTAGACAATATAGGGATTGGTTTGAGGAACTGCCCCCGGACGAGCAATATCTTCTGCTTAAGCCGTACATTCATGATCTCAAGATTACAGAAGATCTTGTTAAAAAATTTGTTGCTCTGGTCTTACGTCCCACTATAAAAGACGAGCTAGTAGAGAAACTAAGAATTAAGAAATTTCGTGGGGCATATGATGGACGGTTCAGAGTTGTTTAATAGGCTTCAAGAAGAAAACGTTTTAACTTTTATCAAATTGTCTGGCCTTTCGCATAAGCAGGTAGTTGAGGCGATTAACTTATACAAAAAATCTATTGCTAAACCAAAGACGCTAGACGGTTGGCAAATCAAAGAGACGCAGTACCAACTATTTGGGGAAGACCATCTTGACTAGCTTTGATGAATTAAAACAAACGCAGCAAAAAATTGAAGCGCTTGAAACATTGTTTGGGATAACGCTCGATGGGCTTATGGATAAGATCAACGAAATCAGACGTAAGAAGGGCGAGCCCACGGCGCTTATTGTTCCGGGCATATCTATTTTAGGCATCCCTTTAGAATTGAGAGACAATGAGCCTGAAGTCAGAATCAGATACTTTGCCAAAAACGGGAGTGCCCCAGCTAGTCTCACTTTGGCAGCACCAATTAAAAGCCACTGAGCTTGCCTTAAAACAGCGTGACTTTGGTCTGCTGTTTGAGATGGGCACGGGCAAGACGCTAAGCGTTATCAACATACTTAGGCACCGCTTTGCCCAATACAAGAAGATCTTGAGAACGCTTATCATTTCTCCGCCTATTACTCTTGAAAACTGGAAGCGTGAGTGGGAGCGCGGCTCAAAGGTAGGCGACAAGGTAGCCATTGCTTATGGCCACAAGAAAAAGCGCCTAGAGACTATTGGCTCAAAGCCTATCCTGATTACAAACTATGAAAGCCTCATCATGCCTGAATTCTTTCAAAAGCTTTGGGACTGGGCGCCTGAAGTTATTGTTTACGATGAGTGTTTTGCGGAAGGCACGCTTGTTGATACTCCCACCGGGCCGCTCCCTATTGAAACTCTAAATGAAGGAGATTTAGTCTTAAATTGTTTAGGGATCGCAAAGATTAAAAGACGTGTAAGCAAGAGTGTATTTTCTTATGCTCTTATAAGTTTTAACGGTATAGAGGTACGTTGTTCTTTAAACCACAAATGGCTTACTCCTTTTGGATGGAAGGCCACAGAAGATTTAAAGGTTGGCGATGAGATTATCTCGACTAAAAAAGCGGTGCAAATACTGCAAGAAGGTTTGGGCACCAAAAAAGAAAAAGTACATCTTCTGTTCTCGACGTTGCTCAGTGAGGTGGATGCACGCCAATACCGATGTGGCGGCCAGAATAGGGACCAAACTTTTGGGACGGCCCTGTCCATGGGCGAAGAAAAGGATGCTAACCGCCAACCCAATGTGGAAGACGACGACCCGAAAAAAAGTCTCCGCAGCCCTCCGCAAAATCGGGCACAAACCGAAGGTTCGTGGCGGAAATGGTACAGGCATGACTCCGGCGGAAAAAGAGATTTTTCGTTTCCTTGGCAAGCGCTGGCGGTGGAATTTTGGGATATCTTTAGGCGCACAACAAAAAGGATACCCGAACGCCTACAAAGTAGACTTTGGTTTGCCAGAAAAAAAGATAGCAATAGAGGTGGACGGATTTTCTCACAGCGCCATAGTCAGGAAGAGACAAGATTTGAAAAAAGAAAAGAAGTTGAAGCAATTAGGGTGGTCAATATTTCGTTTCACCAACAAGGAGGTCTTGGAGAGCCCCTTCAATTCTGGGATCTTGAGATTGAGGGGCATCCCTCATTTAGTGTAGGAGGGGTATTGGTTCATAATTGTCAGCGTATTAAAGACTACCGCTCAAAGCGTACTAAGGCCGCAGTGAAACTCTCAACCACCGCCCTTCACCGCTACATCTTAACAGGCACTCCTATTCTTAATAGTCCGGTTGATATCTTCACCCAGTTCCAAGCGCTCGACTGTGGTGAGACGTTTGGCAATAATTTTTACGCCTTCCGTAACCGCTACCTATACGACGCTAACGCCCACATGCCGAGAGACCGCCACTTTCCAAATTGGAAAATCAGGCCCGGAGCATTAGAGGAAATAAACGAGCTTATCTATAAAAAGGCCATGCGGGTTACTAAAGAGGAATGCCTAGACCTTCCTCCTCTTGTTAAAGAGACCGTGTATGTTGAGCTTTCTGCTGAGCAAAGACGCGCTTACGAGGAGATGAAAAAAGATTTCATTACCTACATAAAAGACAAAGCATGCGTTGCAACCATCGCTTTAACCAAAGCACTAAAGCTTATGCAGATAACAACCGGGTTTGTTGCTATCGACGAGGTAACCAAAGTCGATCTTGATAACTCCCCTAGGATATCAGCACTTAAAGAACTACTTGAAGCATTGACCCCCGATCATAAGGTCATTGTCTGGGCGGTCTTTAAGCATAATTATGAAGCCATAAGAAAAGTCTGCTCAAGCCTTAGGATTCAGTACGTGGAGGTGCATGGTGAAATTAGCTCTGCTAAAAAATTTGAAGCGGTGGACACGTTTAATAACGACCCCTCTTGCCGAGTTTTCATCGGGCATCCGGGAAGCGGGGGCATTGGGATTAGTCTTATTAGCAGCGATTATAGCGTGTACTTTAGTAGGAATTTTTCTTTAGAAAACGATATTCAAAGCGAATCCCGAAACCATAGGGGCGGCTCAGAAAAGCATAAGAAAATCACCCGCATTGACATCGTTGCTAAGGACACAATCGACGAGGCCATAACAAAAGCCCTTGCTTCTAAGCTCGATATCAGCGACAAGGTTCTTAGAGACTTATCTCTGGAGCTTTGAGCGTATGACTGAACAGAATTGGTATGACGATAAACCAAGCCAAGACATATCTATCCCTGAGTTTGATGCCATCATTAAAGAGGTATTTGCTCAGCGCGAGAAGATTGAGCAAATCCAAAAAACCTTAAAAGACGAGTCGGCGATCCTTGAGCGTATGAACCTTAAGGTCATGGCCTACCTTAAGCAGCTTAATCGCGACTCCTATAAAACCCCGCTTGGTTCGATCGGCATTCAGCGCAGAACGTCTGTCACGATGCCTAAGGATATTGAGTCGCGCGAAAAGTTTTTTGAGTATTTAAAATCAACCAAACAATACGACCAGCTAATCACAATCAATTCACAAACGCTTAATGCTTGGTACAAGGCAGAGCTTGAGCAAGCAGAGAACGCCGGAAACTCTTTAGGGTTTCAGGTTCCTGGCCTTGGGCAGCCTTCTATTTTTGAAACGATTCGAGTAACGAAAGGAAGATGAAATGCAAACAGAAGTAACGACGACTAAGAAACAAGAGCTTGCGGTTCCAATGAATGAGGCTTGGGGTACTGAGGATTTAAAATCAGAAAACGTTTTAATCCCCCGTCTTGCTCTCATGCAAGGCCAATCAAAACTCGTTCAAGACGAGAAAGCTAAGATCGGAGATATTGTCGATACCGTTACCGGCGAGGTTTTGGGTTCTGCTTCAAATCCAATTGAAATCATCCCGATCATGCAGTTTGATAAATGGACTCTTTTCCATAAAGAGGAAGGCCAGTGGGTATATACTGGGGCAGTCGATGCAACCGCCGCTAACTCTGGTTGGCATAGGGAGTGGGAAGGAAAGAGCGCAGATGGACGAGAGGAAAAACGAGTTTATTCCCTGCTGTTTTATGTGCTCTTGGCAAAGAATTTCAAAACGCTTCCTTACTTGGTTACATTTAAGTCTACATCCCTCAAAACGGGCAAAGCCTTAATGAACCATTTTTTTCAGGCTAAAAACGACGGCGTTCCTCCAGCAAGTAGGACTGTATTTTTAGCAAGTAAAAAAGAGTCTGGCGATAAGAACACTTGGTACATTTTTAATGTGGCCCCCGGAAAGGCCGCGACCAAAGAACAAGTTGGCGTTGCTTATCAATGGTACCAGACGCTTAAGCTTGCTAAGCACAAGGTTGCTGATGAGGTTGAAGACATTGCTCCTAGCGAGCAGACGGAGTTTTAGATAGTTTGGGGCAGCCCCCCTTGGCCCAATGGCAGGGCGGTTTGCATGATCATCCTAGGAAGTGCAAGCGTGGCCAGTTCGAATCTGGCGGGGGGCACAACTTAAATATGAAAGTAGAGACTGAGTTTGACTACAAAGAATTCTCGTGTGTGGCTAGTGCTCGGTACGTGCCTGCTGAGTGTTATCTATCTGCGGAGCTTGATAACATATCACTTAACATCGTTCCGCAAGTAGAGCGCGATAGCCCCCTTTATAAAGAAATAGAGAGGGCAGCGGTTGATTTTTTGTTTGATCAGGCTGAGAGTCAATTAAGCGAAACCAATACCGATGAATGGGAGAGAGATGAATGTCGTCCATAAATAAACCCAAAGATTTTTCCCATGGCTCAATCTATGGCAACGTTGAGTGGGAGTTTAGAGAGGTAAAAGGAAAAGGCATTATTTCAATCAGGCAGGGCTTTTATCAAATCTCTTTTGATTTGCAGAGCAAGCCCTTTGAGCAATTGCTTGGCTGGCTTAAATCAGTTGGTGAGTTTGAGGATCTGCTTCGACAAGGATTTTTAAAAATTGAGAAGTTAAAAGAAGAAAAAAGAGCCAAGCGCCTAGAGACCCCCGAAGTTAAAGAACGTCTTGAAAAGATTAAAAAGGAAGCAGAGGAGTATGAGGCTTCTCGCTCTTGATCTTGAGACCACTGGGTTTGATTTTACTAAAGATCGAATCATCGAAATAGGCTACGCCCTTTGGGACACTAAGCAGGTTTTAGTTACTGAAGCCAAATATGTTTTTAGAGAAGACTATCCTGCTAGTAACGACAACGCAGCCCGAGCCCACGGCATTACAGTCGAGACTCTTAAAGAATTTGGCCAAGACCCTAAATCAGTTTTTTCCTCTTTATTTAGATCTATTGGTCTGTGGGGTGTTGATTATTTGGTGGGCCACAACCTAAGAGAGTTTGACTGGCCATTTGTTTTATCTGAAGCAAAAAAGGAAGCGCTCACCGCCCCAGGCGTTAGTCTGCTCGACACCAAAGACGATTTGCCTCATGATGGCGTGCCTGATTCAAACAAGCTTAAATATTTAGCAGCAGACGCAGGTTTTCTTAATCCCTTCCCGCATCGGGCTTTGTTTGATGCACTGACATGCATAAAGCTGCTAGAGAAGTTTGACATTGAAAGCGTTATTCGTTACTCCAAGATCCCTACAATAACCATTGAGGCTAGGGTTAAATTTGATGATCGGGAAAAGGCCAAGCTTAGGAAATTTTTCTGGGAGCCAGGCACTAAAAGATGGCTTAAGAAAATTAAAGAGACAGAGCTTGAATCAGAAAAAAGCCAGGCCTCATTTTTGATAGAGGTAACAAAATGACTACACGACGTAACACAAGCAACAAAAACACAACCGCTTTCATGACCCATTTAACTAAGCAAAATTACGTGCTTGTCAGAAAGCTTGCTAAGAAAAACAACGTGACGCTTAAGACATTGGTTAATGCCTTGATCGCCAAAAATAAAACTTTTTCAGTAACTAATGCTTGTAGAACTAAGTAATTTTGATAAGACGCTAGACAGCCTATTCATTGCGCCTGTTCTTGCCGTGGACGTTGAGACTACTGGTTTTAACGCCTATGGTGAGGACAGGCTTTTTTCTTTGGTGATTGCAGATCAGTTTGACGCCTATTACTTTAACTTCAACACCGGCCCAAATATAGAAGACCGCTTCATCTTAAATGACACCCATAAGCAAAAGCTAAGGGCTATCTTTGAAGATCCTTATAAAACTTTCTATATGCATAACGCCAAGTTTGACTGGGCGTTTTTAGAGCGTGAAGGTTTTACCATACTAGGCAAGGTTCACTGCACACTAGCGGTTGCTCGCATTTTAGAGAATCACCACTTATCCTATACACTGGACGCTTGTGTAAAAAGGATAGGCCTTGAAAAAAGCAGCGCGGTCGAAGACTACATCAAAAAGAATAGGCTCTGGGAGTGGGTCTCAATCCCAGGAAAAAAGACTAGAACCAAACGAAAGTTTTTTGGGCGCGTACCCCTTAACACAATATCCGCTTACGCCATCACAGACGGAAAAGTTACGTTTGCTCTGGGACAGTTTCAAGGAGCTAATCTCAGACCCCAAGAAAGACAAGTTTTTGATAACGAAGTCGAATTCACCAAAGTAGCTTATGGGATCGAAAAAACTGGTATCAAAATCGACAAAGCCTATTGTCTTAAGGCCGCTGAATTTGAGCGCCAAAGATGTCGAGAGTATGCCGAATCCTTTGAAAGACATACTGCTTTACCGTTTTCTGACTCACCAAAAGTTCTGGGGAACGCCTTTAGAGGAGTACTTAAGACGTTACTTAAAACAGAAAAAGGCGCCACAAGCTTCAACGACGACTCTCTCCAAACGCTCAAAAACGACCAAACCCACTGGCCAATAGCTGACCTTGTTCTTAAGCATCGCGATGCCTACAAAAAACTAAACAGCTACTACCAAAACTTTTTGTACTTTGCAGACTCGGAGGACGTAGTTCACCCCAATATCAGACAGTCGGGGACTGCTACGGGTAGGGTGTCCATTGTGGACCCGGCGCTACAGACGGTGAATAAGGAGGAAGACAAACAGGCTGAATTCTCAGTCAGGAGGTCTTTCATTCCCAGGGATGGGTTCTTTTTTGTTGAGATGGATTACAAAGCCATGGAGTTTAGAATGCTCCTTGATTATGCAGGCGAAGAAAAACTTGCCTCAAAAATTAAGCAAGGCCTAGACCCCCACCAAGCAACCGCAGACCTTGTAAAGATTGACCGCAGATCTGCTAAGACAATTTCCTTTGGTCTTCTCTATGGCATGGGCATCAAAAAGCTAGCCCACTCCCTAAATATCTCAGAGGATAAAGCAAGAGATCTAAGGCAAAAATACTTTTCTGCTTTACCAAGAGTTGAAGCTTTTATTAGAAACGTGACCTCGACCACTAAGCAAAGAGGGTTTGTTTTTAACTGGCTTGGGAGACGCTCCTACTTCCCAGACACCACGTTTGCTTACAAAGCAGTAAACTACCTAATCCAAGGCGGCGGAGCAGACATTGTTAAAAAGGCCATGAACGAAATGGGACGTTTTTTGAACACTAAGCAATCTCGTATGGTCTTACAAATTCATGACGCGGTTCTTTTTGAGATCTCTTTTAATGAGCTAGACGTTATCCCGACTCTAAAAAGTATTATGGAAAACGCCTATGCCCCAAGGAAATGCTTGCCGATGGAAGTAAGTGTTGAGTACTCTTTACACTCTTGGGGAGACTTAACTCATTATGGCGAAGAAAGCCGAGACCTTATTCAAAGAGAAGGTCTTAAAAGATCTCAAAACCTTTCCCCAAACCTGGGCAGTGAAGGTACAGCAAGTAGCGATACGCGGAACACCGGATATATTAGCGTGTGTCAGGGGTTACTTTGTGGCGCTTGAGCTTAAGAGTTCAGATAAGAGCAGCATTACAAAACTCCAAGAATATGTTTTAACAGAAGTAACTAATGCTAAAGGCATTGCTTGTGTAGCGACTCCAAGTAACTGGCCTGCCATTAGAGAAAGACTTAATCGAATAGCCGAAGGAGATCCTAAGTTATGGCAACAAGAATGAGATATTTAAATTTTAGAAACCCAAACTTTAGCGCCGCCGTTAGGAAAATCGGCAACTTTGAAGGCTTCTCCCAACAAGGACGTTATAGAGCTATTCGCCTCATGGAGTGGCTAGAGAAAGAAGAAAAAACCGCGCAAAAAATGTGGGAAGAGTTGATCGCTAAATACGCTGAAAAAGATGAGAGCGGTAAGATCAAATCTCCAGACGGCGCCCCACAAGGCAGCTTCAGAATCCCAGAGCAGAACAGAGCCGAGTTTGAGAAAAAAGGAATGGAGTGGGCCGATCTTGAAATTGAATACAACAAGGCCCTTCCTATTAGTAGAGCAGATATTGAGAAGTGCGGACTAAGCCCTGTTCAAGAGTTAGCGCTTGAAGGATTTATTGAGCCCCTCTCGGAGGAGAGCCTCTGAGTTGCCTGATCAACTCATGAGCAACGTCTATATCGCGTTTCATTTTAGGCATATCAGCTAGTTTTTCGTTGATATGCTTTAGCTCGACCTTAAGCTCTGTAATAGCAAGCGTTGTCTCTTGGAGTGCTTTCGTGTTTTCTTTATAAGAGTTTTTGAAAAGAGACCAAAGCTCTTTTACCAGAAAAACCCCAAGCACACTCCAGGTTACTAAATCTTTATTTTCCGTACATCAGCCCTCTGAAAGAACCATAAGGACTGCCTAAAGAATTGGGCGCTTGTTGTTGCTCCATAGGATTCATAGCATTCATCATGTTTTGAGCTTTGTTACCCGGCCCGCGCATTGCCATAAGTCCAGGAACAGCCACACCCATACTGGCCCAAGGAGATCCGCCGCCTAAGACACCCGCGCCTTGGAAACCTGGGGTGCTAGCAATGTTTTGAGATGCACTAAGCATTTTATCCCACATATTAGTCAACCACCTTTACCATTGGAATTTCAGGAGCATTTGCTTCTTCTTTAGCTTTTGCATATCTATCAGAAATTCTAGCTTCTTCTTTTGGCATTTCTTCTTCGTCTTCTTCCTCGTTCTCTAAAGCATTTTCATATGCTTTCTTCAAATCTTCAATCGACTCAATAGCCATCTTTTGATCTTTGGCATATCTGAGCACGTCTTTCATAAGCTTAGGATCTGATTTAATATCCTCTGCTCGAATGAGAGTTTCCATGGCATCTTTGATTTCATATTTATCGCGCATTTTTCTTTTCCTCCCGCATCCGTTCCCATGGCGAATAGGAAGCAGGCTGCATTGATTGTGGTTGTTCAATTTGCTCAGGCTGACCTACCCCAAGCCATTCCTTAATCCTAATTAAAACAGGCCTTTCATCGACGGCAAAGTCTTTAGCAAGCTGCTGCCTAGTTCGTTGCCGCATTTCCGGGTCATTGAATATAGTCTTTTTCATTGGCCAGACTCCATTAATCTCCAAGGAGAAACTTTCTCCATTTCGTTATTAATCAGCGACCGCTTCAAAAGCTCATCGTAAAGCGGGGCCTGGGCGGCACTTTTCATCCCAATACCGACTCCACTGGTTATGGCAGGGCCGCCAAGCAAATCAGCTATTTTCTTCAGCCCAAAAAAAGCAGCCCCCTTCATAGGCTGATCACTCGCTAGTGCAGTACCAAGAGTGCCGTACTTTTCTAGCTGTGTAAGCCTTGGCCTTCGGCCCTCGACCCTTGCCACTACTTCTCTAGCCTTTTTGCTAGAAAGTAACGTTCTAAGTAAATCATTTGATTCTCTAAGTGCTTGACCGCCTCCAGGAATAGCGGCCTCTGCTGCAAGCTCGATCTCTTTTTTAAGACCACCGGCCATTGATTTTCTAGCTTGCTGAATTGGACCCTTGGCGCGACCGGAAGATTTGTAGGCGCTATCAGGTAACTTTTCAGATAGAAGCTGCTTTTGAGTCTCTACAACCTGACTCCACTCAGGGACACCTGCCCCCATCAATTCTTCCCCGGCTTCTTTATATTCATTAGCCATCGTTCTGATGTCTTTAGCAGCGCTAAGTTCCCCCGCCTTTTCTACATCATCTGCTATCTTAGCGGCCTTAGAGAACGCCCGATTATAATCAATACCCTCCACGTTCTGGCCAACGGTATCAAGTATAGCGCCCCTCGTGGCAAGAGCTTCCTCGGCTTGTTTGCCAAACTGCTTTTCCATGCCCTTACGAGTGCCCCAAATATTTTTCTTCCAAGCAGCAGATGATAGTGGCTTTGCTCCACGCTCTGCTGCGGCTACATCAGCACTTAGAAACGGGCCTTGGTAAACCCCGCGCCCAAGAGCAGTGGTAGCTACTTCAAAAGGGTTAACAGCTACGTTTGCCGTTTGAAGCGCAATGTTTTTTGCTCGTGCAGAAGTTAGCTCTTTGCCAAGCTTTTTTAAAAGTTCTTCAGGAGAGTCTTTGGCAACTTCAAGAGCAAGTCTTTCTGCTGCTGACTTAGCCGCTTCGCTGCTTCCCTTAGCAAGACGAGAGATGCCTGGGGCAATATAAGTAGTTGGGTCCGTTGCTATATCAAGCGCAAGTCCCGCAGCACCGCGAGCAGTTGGATCAGCCCAACCACCTTTTTGTAAAGCAAGTCCCTCGCCCGTTTCACTATAAAGACCCGGTAAAGCTTCAGATAGAGCAGGCCCAGCTTCAACGCCAAGCCTTTCCAAAATATCTGCTGAGCTTGGGGCAAAGGCCTCCCCTTTAGCAACTTTAGCGAAAGTACCCGGTGCGGTGATTTCTTTACCAGATATAGCTTCAGCCACGGGAGCGGTAACACCTGCGGCAAGTAAGCCTCTAAAGTAGTCTAGTCCCTTAGCAGTTCCTCTTAGAGCCTTAGCCCCCAAAGATTGGCTTTCTTCAGGAAGTAAGCTTTCTCCAAATTCTGCCTTGTACTGCTCATTTAGCTTTAGAGCCAAGGCTTTCTTTTCTTCTGGAGACATTGAGCTTACGTCTATATTTGAAAGATCAATCCCGTCCATTTTATTGCCCCATTAGTTTCATAATGGCCTGCTGAGCAGCCTCTTTTTTCTTACGCTTTTCTTCAATGCCTTTGGAGTACTCTTGAACTTTTTTCTCTGTATTCATAAGAGTTTTAGCATGCGATTCTCCAAAACCCTCAAAAGAAGAATAGGTATCAGCTATGCCGCGAAGCTTATCTTTTGCTTTTTCAATTGAAGCTTCTTTAGCAATGTCGAGCATCTCTTGCATGTTCTTAGCTATCTCAGGATCATACTTAGTATTGCCTTCGTTGAAGTAGGACGCCGCTTTATCAAGGCCAAGTTGGATGCTCTGCGGGAGAACTCTGTTATCAACGTCTTTATCGGTTAAGACGCCCTTTTCACCCGAAACTGCCCGAGCAAAGATTGCTTTTACGTTATTGAGTTTAGAAAAATCTCTTGTCTTAAGAGCATCTTCAATAACCGTAAAGTTGTACTTAGCGGTAGTAATGTCTTCATTAGTCTTATTAACCTTATCTCTAAATTCTTTATCAAACGAAGTAGCTCCGCCCGACCCACCTTTTTTACCCTCAGTGGTTTCAACAATACTCCCGGTTTTACCTGCAAGCTGATCTTTAATAAATTTAGCTTCTGCTTCTGTAATACCAAGCTGACTTTTTTGAATCATGTCTTGCAGCCCAGCTACAAGCTTTGCCTGTTCAGCAGAAGTAGGGGGAGCAGCATAAGCATTTGCTAGTTTGCTCCCTGTCCAAGCATCAACCAGTCCTAAAAAAGGAGCTAGGTTGGTCTGAGCCGGAGGAGGAGCAACCCCGGCAAGCTCCTCAAGCTTTGCTTGGTTTTCTTTGAGTTTTTGTAAATTAGGGTCTTCATTAGCGCGCATCTGAAGAATCGCATAATCTTGCGGTGATAAGATGTTTGCTCGCTCCACGACACTCCGACGCTCAGTTGATTTAGAAGGCATAGCCTGCGACGCAAGGCCCGTGAGTAAACTCTGATAAATAGAATCAGCCGGTTGAGCGCTAGTATCAACGCTTTGAGCCTGCTTTTGAATCAAAGCCTGTTTGTCTTTAGGGCTCTGCATCTGAGCAAGTAAAAGCTGTAAGTTTTCATCAGGAGTTTGTACTGGCATTTTATACCTTATCTTCCTGCGTAAGCCCAAGGACTCACTTGTTTAGCTGGAATTCCGCCGAAGTCTGTCATTTGTTTTTGAGCACTGATGTTGTTAATCAAAGCTTCATTCAAAGCTTTCTGCTGTGCCGCCTGATCAGCGCCTTGACTTAGACTTATCCCAGTAGCCGCACCCTGAAGCAAAGTACCAAAAGGATCAGCAGATTGTACTGCTTGGCCATGCATTCCAGTCCAAGGGCTTACTGACTCTTGAATGCCGCTAACCATACGGTCACGTTTTTCTCTATCAGCAGCAGACGCATTTTTCATTGCAGATAGGCCTAACATTGCGGCAATTGTAATCGGGTCCATTATTGATTCTCCTTATTAAATTCTAAAACATGCTCTAGTAAAAGTCCGTCTTTTACTAGCCGCATCCCGGTTATTTGAAACTTATGTTTTGTCCCAAACTTTATCATGGGGAAATTGGTATTAGCCGTTAAAAACGATAACTTTTTATAATGCTCTTTTGCCCAAGCAAGTAATGCTTCCATGCTTTTATAAGCCATGACGGAGCCCTTGAACTTTTCAAAAGACCCGCCGTAATACCAATGAATGCTTGTAGCGTCATACTCTCTAACGGTGACGTATTGGATAATCTCATCGGTTTCTTTGTTAACCGTAAGTAAAGCAAAGTCTACTTTCTCTGTGCCTGAAAGCTCTCCAAACACTCCAATGTGAGCGTCTGACTTCATACTCTCCCAAACGTCTGATGAGATCTTCTTAACCTCAATCAACCCTTTTTACCTCCACCGCCTAAGATTGTAGCCATACCCGCTTTCTTGGCGGCATATGCTTTCATCTGCTCTTGATAGTCTTGAAGCTTAGCTGCTTCTTCCATCTGCTTTTGCTGATAAACGTTACCCAAGTTGTACTTGCCAACATCGATGCCCATATCAGCGGCTTTGGAAAGCATCGCTTGTTTTGTAGCCGCATCTTGCGCAAGAATCCCAAGCTTTTGCTGCTCTCCAGCGCCCTGGGCCGCCTGCTGAGCCGCAAGCAAATCTCTTGCTCCACCCCCAGCAAGGCGCTCAGCCGCACCACTTGATAGGCCGCCTCGCATAGCAAGCCGACTCTGAGCCCCGGCTACTCCGCCCTGAGCTTGCTTAGCAAGAGTGTCTAAACCTTTTGCTTGTTCAGCAGCTTGTTGCTGAAGCTGAAGCTGAGCCCAAGTCGTAGGGCCCGCAGACAGTGCCTCCTCTTGAAATTTCTTAGCCGCAGCTTCGCTATCTAATCCGGCAAGCAGTTTATATTTGTCTGGCAGTAAGCCCGTTTCTTTATCGAGCATTGAAGTGAAACCGGCGTATTTAGGCTTGCCCGTTTCATCGTTTAGCAAATTCATTAGGTCCGCTTGCTGCCCAGGCGTCTGACCTTTTCCTAAAAGTCCCCCGCCGCCATAAAGCCCAAGACCCTTACCAATCGTTCCACCAACATTCTGAACCGTCTTGCCAATACCACCCATAAAATCTCCTTAGCTCATGTCCTCATAGACGCTTAAGTCGTATTCAATTTGAGAGTCATTGTCTGGGATCATGTCTCTCAAAGTCTCCTGCATCAAATTTTTTAGCCTGTCCCGCTCCACAGTTGCTTGAGCAAGATTCGGATGAATCTCCTTCTCATAGCAGCGAACTTTAACAAACTGATAAACGTAGTTAATAAACTCGGGCACATCACAAGGGTCAGTGTCTGCTGAAAGAGTGTTTGCGTTTCTTATGTACCAAACAGTAACCGCTGTAGATGATGTCTCTTGAGGTGTGGGAAACAACCTCATTCTAATACCCGTAGCAGCACTAGAGTTAACTAACTTATATTGATACTCCTCAGTGCCAGAAACATATTGATTGATTAAAGCCATCTCCTCAAACTGAGTAGAAGATTGCATTTTTCTAATTGGATAAATTCTGGAGCCGTTTGAGTACACAACGCCCCGGATTTTATTAGCAAAGATATTGCTCGGGAGCGCGTAATCCGAAGTACCGGACACTAAAGCAATATTAGCGCTTGTTAAAAAATAGTCTTCATAGATCGTATGAATCTCTGACTCAACGTCATCAATAGCCTCGTTGATATACCCCAGCAGTTCTGAAGCAGTTATAAACTGCTCGTCGATGAGATCTAAATCGTTTTTAATCTTGGTTTTTATTTCTGACAGAGTTTTATAAACCATTAGAGATCATTCCTTCTATCAAACCTACCTATGAAAGCACGCACCGTCAAAGCCCCACTTGTCGTTAAATCTAAAAGCTCTTTATCAAACAAAGAATAATTCCAAGTAATCGCCCCGCCCCCAGTAACGCTAGTCTGGATAACATCTTTAGGAGCAAACCCTAGGTTATGGGCGTATTTGTAATTGGTAACCGCTTGATCGACCACAATCTCAAAAAATTTCCACTCGCCTCTAAATAACTCCTCAGAGCGGATATAGTCCTGTAAGCGGGTGAAGTTTTCTCTCACGTAAGAGTCATTGATTTCTTTAAAAAATAACCTCTTAAGCGTTTTCACCTAAACTCCCTATGAATTGCTGCTGAGTTCGGCTCAAAGGCATCCATTGAATTGTGATCGAATCAAACTCAATTTCTTCCTCTTTTTTATACCCCTTAAGAAGCCATTCAATACCGGCACCCGTTGGTAACGTCCCGCCTACGTCCTGCAAAGTAAGAGTCGTATTGGTGGGGCTATTAATTGCGGTAACGAGGAATTGGGCTCCGTAGCTATCAACTGAATGACTAAGATAATAATCAACGCTATTTGAAGGCCACTTAGCCGAGGCATTGTCCAGTACTGCGGTATTTGCGGAATTACTAATCGTCGCGGTCCCAAGAGTGTCAGAGTTTGTGATGACCGAATATGCATTGGCAAACTCAAGCTGCTTATGCTGTAGCCTTAGCTGCCCAGCAGGGAAACGCATCCAAACCGCTATCTCCCCATCCTGACCCCACAAAATTGTAGAGTCTCCCCAAGTTAAAAGCTCATCGCCCCAAGCGTTGTTTCCTCTAAATCTTACTTCTCGTAAGCTAGTGGTTGATTTGCCCTGATCATTAATTGAGCTAATTTGCATTGAAAGATTGGTTCGGTTCTTAGCAATGAAGGTAACTCTAGGAACAAACTTACGCTCCTTCTGAACACCAAAATCTAAGTGCGGAAGCTTAAGCCTAAATGGAATATACTTAGTAGCCCAAGAACTAGGAGTCACCGCCGTATCAACTCGCGGGTCACTTTTATTAATAGAAGTGTGCTTAAACAGGTAGCCCCGCCGGTCACCTCTTACAAGTACCTTGTTGAAAAAAACAATAGCAGTAGGAGCAAAACTAGTAGAGTTGGACCATGTGGTAAAGCAAGAGTCTCGCTTAAGTCCATATCTAAGGTCCAAGGTGAATATTTTGTCGTTATCGCTAGAAGCATCGTCATAGGTAACCCCCCAATGAACCTTTCTCTCCTGCTCCTCATAACAACCATAAATCCTAAGCTGCTTTGTACTCGTGGTTACCAGTTGCTTATAGGTCGTATTAAAATCATCAGATAATTTTATAACGTTGAAACCATCGGTCCAATAAAACCCATCAACCCCAGCGTAGAAAATTCCTTCCGCAGCTTGAACAATGCTTTGGTTTCCTACGCATCCCGGAGCATTGATGATCTTAAGCGCCTGAATTGAACCGCGACCCAAGTCATCATAAGACCCGTCTAAGCGATAAACAAAACGCTTGCAGAACGCTATCGGTACAGAATTAAACGACGATATGCCCACAAGCTCATCTTCAAGATCTATAAAGTTACCCGCTGGTACCGAGTCAGGATCAAACTTAGCAGACTGAAGTACGCGATTAGGGAATATGTCTGTGCCTTCTCTAATGTTTCCGTAATAAGCAAAGTTGTCAGTAATATGAACGAATTTTGCCATCGGAGGTTGGTCGTTATCTAAAACCCCGCCGTTTATATAAAGCTGCTTGTTAGCGGCTTGTATGATGGCATCCGTTGCCCCGTCTACATAAGTAGTCGATCCTGTAATGGCTGAGTTCTGAATATAGCCAACTCGCGTGTTAGTAACGGTAGTGTCTACTTGATCCTCAACCCAGTAAAATGTGTCCCCGTTATTTATGGTCCTATAGACTCTGATTGTAATAGCAGCAGTATCCCAATTAAAAATAGTTCCGTTTGCTATCTGAAACGGAGCCCAGTTTGAAATGGTAGCAGGGCTTGCAGCAGTAATAGCCGCTCCCTTCTCAAAACTAACAAGCTTTGTCGGGCCAAAATCTATGTATTTGAGATTACCTACCGTGTACTCATAAACATAAACAAAAGCATAAATATAGTTTGTACCAGCAGCACTTGTGGCGATTGAAAAATTTCTCGATACCGCTATCTGATGGGCTGCCTGAGTACCAATAGTATTGTGAGGCGTGGCGTTTGCTTCGTGAGCAACATATTTTATTCTTAAGTCGTCAAGACGCTCAATGCATTCGCCAAGAGTTCGAGGAGCAGTGGTGGTAAAAACTGTCTCAGTCGCTACTACCGACCCGTGATATGACCCGCCCGAGTTGTTTTGGTGGGCATTATAATCCGTGAGTAACTCACTAACCAGTGTAATGAGAGATAAAAGATCAGTAGCATTATTACTAGTGACTGCGTTCGTTGTGTCATTTGTCGTGTGGCGGTCGGCGCCGGTGCTATCTACTCGGTGTAAATTGTATTTGGCCTTAATGTCATTTGCTAAAGACATCGCAGCAAAAAGATCTAAATTAGGGAGTCCTGCTGTTCTTAACCTAGTTGTGCCCCCGGAGTCAGTATAAATTTTAGAGGGATAAGAGTAAGCGTCGTTACAAGCAAATATGTGTTTGCTCCACTCTGAAAAACTAGCGTAGCTACTGCTTCCCCCAGCATTAAAACACGCGTTTGAACTCGGGCCTAAAAGCGATTGCCACGAGCTTGGATTGTAATAAACATTCACCCCTATTTGAACGTATAGGGTAGTAGAGTTATCAAAATTAATAAGACTACCAATCCTAGGATTTCCAGAGGCCAAGACTGTATGATGAGTTGAATCATACATTTCACTCCCAGGTCGTTGATAAGCTTTTAAGTTCGAGTTGATTAAAAGATTGTCGAGTACGGCAAACTTATTTAAAGGAGCGTTCACCTGATTATCGGTGATGCCCCCTGAAAAATCATTTATAACTAAGCTTGCTAAATTATCAGCCATTCTTTAACTCGAATAAATAAGCTTAACGACAATGTTTGAAGCATTAGCCGCCGCTGCAGCGGGATCAAAGTTAACGTAAATATCAAAAGTACCGACCGCAAACTTTTCAATCGTTGGGGTTATAATGTCCCAAAGATCTTCCCCACCACTGTTAGAAGTAAATTTTCTAGCAGAAATAACATGGCTTTCAAAAGTAAGTGAGCTTGGAAGCATACTTACCCTGCGTTTATATTCTCCCGTACTCACTTGTAAAACCCAGCCTAGAGTTGGATCAGAGGCATCAATAGTATTATCTAAATTTTGCGAAAGTGCGGTGATAGACTGACTCGTTAGAATAGCGGAATCAACGCCGTCATGAGAGTGATCATCAAAACGGTCAGTATTAAAATTGATACTTGCAGCCCAGCCATCTCCAGACGCCGATCCATTTTCTCCAACGATTGGCTTTTTGTAGCCATAGGTTGTGGTAGTTGGCATTTAAAATTCTCCTTTTTCGATGTCATCTAAAATAATATTTTCTTCCTCTGTTAGATCAGCAGAAGGATCTTTCTTCCAAGTCTTACAGCCAAACACATAGGCCTTGACCATCTTGGCAAAATCTTTTTGGCTCATGGCTATGAAGTTATCAAACTCTTTAGAGCTTGCCTTGATTGTTTTATAGGGCTCCTGCCAAGCACGCCGCTCCAATGACTGCGTGGTTGAGGAGGGATAGAATATCTGAATATCGAGCGGCGGCCTCGGTGGGCTGCTAGCGCAAGCGCTTAAAAAAAGATTCAATAGCAGTAGGGTCTTTATTTTGTCGTCCATTCCTCAAAGCCTGAAGAAAGTTTTTAAACTCTTTATCAGGATTCTCTGAGTTTGCTTGCTCTTGAACCCATGCCCAAAGCTCATAAACCAAGGGCACTATTAAATGAATATTCTTACAGACAAAAATGAGCCAGGGCATTACTGCTTAGGCTCGTCCTTAACTTTTTGTGGCAAAACCTTATCTAAGAACAAAGCTAGTTTTGTGCAGATCTCACCAACTTTGCCAATAGCCTTAGCAATAACCCAAGCCAAACTTAAAGGCCGCTCAGTCTTGACCATTCGGAAAATAAAATCTAAAGCCCCGGCAATAATAACAACAATAGCCGCTTCGTTAGGAATTACGCCGCTGATCTTTTCCAAAAATTCCATGAGTCCCCCTAAATAAGACCGATCGAAACGTAACTCGGATAAATCTTCGCTACCAAGTCTTTTCTCGCCCCGATGTGTCTAATTCTAACACAAGCATTCTGCTTTTCGGCATCCGCTTTAGTTAACGTGAGAGAATTGCCGCCGCCAGCTTCGATAATTTGATAAGGACTAATGCATAGCGCAACATGCGTTATTTTAGCAACGCTCTCGCCGTAAAAGCAAAGCACACCTGCTTTTGTTACCGAAGAAACTCCGTTTAGCTTTTCAAAATGATTAAATAAACCTTGAGCCGTCTGATCTCCGGGAGGGTCTATACCTACAGACATAAGAAGCCATTGTATAAACCCCGAGCAGTCAAACCCTTCAATAGGATTAGATCCGCCCCATTTGTAGGGCACACCCAAATATTGAAGAGCTTCCCTAAGCAAGAAGTCCATTAGACTTCAGTGAATGCGATTGTAACGGCAGTCACACCGGCGGCAGATCTATAGTAAACGTATTTTCCCGCAGGAATGATAATTGGCACCGGGTACCAGTTTGTGCCTGTAGCTGGCCTAAACCCAGCATTACTGGAAGACGCGCTCCCAGCAAACAAAGACATGGGGTTTGTTGGAGCAGTGGCAGTAACGGCTGCAACAAGTGCAGTATCAGCATAGCCAATCTCTAAGGTGTCACTCGCAGAAGTACCCGAATACATAAGAAACCCCGGCGCAACCAAAGTCTTTAGAGCAGTGACTTGATATTGCGCTCCTAGCCGACCCAAAGAAATATAATCTCCAGCCGTGGCACCCCCAGCGCCGCCGCCTATCGTTTTCCAATTCACTAGCTGCGAAGGAGGAATGACAATTGGTGGAATGGCCGCCGACAAAGGCCCGCCCATTTGATAGTAAGGTCCGCCAAAAGATCCAACAATACCGGCCATAGTTAGTTACTCCGTGTAGATAAATACAAAGTTATTGTCACCGTTATCAGTGACAGTCTTACTCGTCGCTTGGAAACAATCAATCAAGAAATTGCCATCAGCCCCGCTATCAAACGTAATATCTTCGGTAATTCTTAAATCCTTCACCGTACTTTGATCAGAGCCGCTAGTGAAAGTAACCGTTCCATCTAAAATAGAAGCCTTGCCCTTACCCACAATGTAAAGCTGCTTGTCTATAGAAATCGTCTCAGTAAAAGTGCCGTCCAAAATAAAAATACTAGCCCCAGCAGATACCGCAGCAATAGCAGAAGTTAGGGAGCTATGCGTTGCAACTCCGCTTGATACTTCTCCAGCAGAGCCCACCACTGCGTCATACATGGCTAGCAATCGGTCAGCAGCAGAGTTTGTGGCTATCGTAGCCCAAGCTGAGCCTGTATCGACCTTTAATGCCCCAACATCAGTAATCCAGGCAACTCGTCCAGCGTTTCCAAAAGCTGGTTTAGATGCATCCGCATAATTCTCAAGACGACCCGAGATTTGATTAAGAGCCGTCGAAAGTGTGCCCTCGCTTGTCGTGTCTCCCCCTTGAACAAACTGTAAAACACCCGCAGCCCCGCGATGAAAGCGGATGTTATTATTAGCAGTACCATTTCGACCAAAGATGCATTTTTCATTGTTGATTAAGAAGTTAGTAATGGCGCTAGCGGTGTCGCCAATCTTTACTTGTTTAGCGGTACTGTTCCACCAAATCAGGCCTACAATACCCGTAGAATAGTCCGAGGATTTTACCTCAAGAGCAGCACTGACTAACTGACTGTAGACCTTCATAGTTTCCCCCTCAAAAGTTCGGGACTAATCGCCCCCATCCTTAGTGGTTTAGTCCCGAGGCAAAGCCTCTTTGCGCAAACCTTAAACATCTATAGCCCCCGCAAACTCGGGGAGCGCTTTTAAAGCTGTATAGGCAAGTTTAACGTGATTCATATCCTCAGCGCTAAGCGCCTCTATTGTAAAAGGATACCCCGCAACCGAATCAGAGTCGGCACTAAAACTATACCCAAAAACATGTAACGGCTGCTTATCTTTAGAAGACACGTCTTTGAACAGCCCCACGGAAACCGACGCCCTAAGATATTTCCTATCGTCGATTATATTTAAAATCTTCCAGTAGTTTCCTACTGCATCACTAGATAGCGTCTTTGATAGCTCAAGTGCCATATTTTTACTCGTTTGGTATCCATTCAACGACATGAAACTCCTCGGTGATGTCGTTATTTGATGTTGCCTCACCTGTGGCTTTTAAAACCACTGTACCAGAAAGCGTTTCTGCGGGTGCCGTGTAATCACAAGAACTTGTTAAAAGTGCCGACCCAGACGCAAACTCGCAAATTGCTTTTTGCGTCGTAGCTCCGGTTCTCACGATTGTTCCAGTAGCAGTCCAATCGGCTCCGTTGAATGCAAGCGCCATCGTGTCTAAAAGAGTTGTAGCTCCATACTTAATTCTTACCCGCTTTGTGTTGACGTTAGCGGCAAATGTTCCAGCCATTCTAAACCTAATCTGATCTCCGTCCGTGTTGAGAACGTTTGCCGGGATTGTATAGGTGATTAAGTCGTCCTCACCCGTTCCAACGTTGCCGACTTGAGTCGAGTTAACGTCGATTACACCGCCCACTTTTGCGTAAGACGTAGAGGTTCCAGCGATAACCCCTAGCTGCGTTGCGGTTTGCTGAGTTGTGTTTGTTGTAGTGACAAATGTGTCGATCCGATT